CCCGGTGGCGCTTTGTCTCTTGTTGGTGCTAACTCTCCAAGCGCCCTTGCTAGTCGTCCGATCCGCATTGTTCTTTGCGACGAAATCGACCGATACCCTCTTAGCGCAGGCGAGGAAGGCGACCCGGTATCTCTCGCGCGAAGGCGAACGGCTACGTTCTGGAACGCCAAAATCGCGCAAGTCAGCACCCCGACGCACAAGGGTTCGAGCGCGATAGAGCGCGAATATGGCCGCTCCGACCAGCGCAAGTATCACGTTCCCTGCCCGCATTGCGGCTCCATGCAGGAATTGCGCTGGGCCAATGTGAAATGGGAAGGCAATGACAGCACTACTGCGCGCTATGAGTGCGAACACTGCCATGAACCTTGGACTGATGCGCAGCGGCACAAGTCGCTTGCGCATGGCGAGTGGCGCGCGGAAGCGGAATTCAGAGGGGTCGCAGGCTTCCACCTGAACGGCCTTTATTCGCCGTGGTATAAGCTGGAAAGCGCCGTCGAGGAATTCTTGCAGGCCAAGAAAGACCCGATGAAACTCAAGACGTTCGTCAATACGTTCCTAGCGGAAACCTGGGAGGATCAGGGCGAGAGCGTAGAGGACCACGAAATTGCAGCGCGCGCCGAAGATTACGAAGGCGTGCCAGAGGACGTGGTGGCGCTTACGGCTGGCGTTGACGTGCAGGACGACCGCCTTGAGATTGAAATTGTAGGATGGGGGCCAGCCGAGGAAACGTGGCAGATAGGCTATCATCAGATTTACGGCGATCCGTCGGGCAAGGCCGTATGGAACAAGCTGGACGAAATCCTTGAAGCCGAATATCCGCATCCGACCGATGCCGTCCTTCACATTCTGTCGTGCTGCATTGACAGCGGCGGCCATCACACGAGGTCCGTCTATGATTACGTGAAGCGCAAAGGGCATCGGCGGTTTGCAATCAAGGGCGTCGGCGGTGAAGGCAAGCCGGTTGTGGGCCGCCCGACGCGCAACAATATCGGCAAAATACCACTCTATCCGGTCGGCGTTGATACCGCTAAGGAAGTGCATTTTGCGCGGCTGAAAATCGACGAACCGGGGCCGGGCTACTGCCATTTCCCAAAATCACGCGATATGGAGTATTTCCGGCAGTTGACCGCCGAAAAGCGCGTCACGCAGCATTTCAAGGGCCGTTCAAGGCGGGCTTGGGTAAAGAAGCGCGTCCGAAACGAAGCGCTTGACGTGCGCGTTTACGCTATTGCAGCGTTCGCCATTATGAACACGCCAATTGATCGCCTGGTGCATCGTTTTCACGCAGCACTTGAAAAAGAGGCTGCAAAAAAGGATAAGGAGCAGGAGCCGATCCCTGAAAACCCGCTTGCACCGGCAAAGCGGCGTCGTCCACAGGGGGGAGGGTTTGCAAATTCGTGGCGATGAGGCGCGTATAGCATGGCGAACAGGTTTGAACTCGACAACGCGCCCAAGGAAGAACCGTCCGAAATCCTCATCGGTGAATTTGTGCAATGGGTGCGGTCTGACCTGACCGCCGATTACAGCCCCACTTTGTATCGCTTGGTTTACAGCGCGATTTCAGCCGACGGCACTGCCAAAATCACCCTCACGTCATCAGAGGACGCCAATGGGAACCACTTGTTCGAGGCAAGCAGCGCGACAACGGGCGCATGGGCCAAGGGCGAGTATTACTGGCAAGTTGAAATTGAGCGCATTAGCGACAGCGCGCGCGTGCTTGACCGGCGCGGTAACGTGCAAGTCCTTCCTGACCTTGCGACCACCGGCACAAATCCGCGCTCGCACGCGGAAGTGATGCTGTCCAAAATTGAAAGCATCCTTGAAAACCGCGCCGACAAGGACGTGACCAGCTATTCCATCGGCGGGCGGTCGATCACGAAAATGTCGGTCGCGGAACTCATGGATTGGCGCAATATGTATCGCAAGGAAGTGCGCGCCGAGCGCAACAAGCGCGCAATTGCAAACGGCAAATCCTCTAGCACCACAATTAAGGCACGGTTCCTATGAGCATTTTGCGCGAAGCGTTCGGACTGCCTGCAAAACGCGAAAAGCGAGGCTTGATCGCCGGAACACGCAGCCTGCAAAGCTACGTTGCAGCAGGGACCAGCCGGTTGACGGCAGATTTCAACGGCTCCGGCGGCTCTGCCGACAGCGAATTGCTGGGCAGCCTTGAGCGTATGCGTAACCGCGCGCGCTACCTTGAGCGCAATGAACCGCTTGTCCGCCGGTATTTCGACCTTATGCGGATCAACGTCATTGGTCGCACCGGCATGAAGCTACAGGTGAAAGCCCTGAACGACCGCAGCGGCGACCTTGATACCGCCGGAAACGCAATGGTCGAAAACGCATGGAAAGAGTTTTGCAGCTACGGCAATTGCAGTGCCGACGGCCAGCACACCATGAAAAGCATGTCCGCGCTGGCGCTAAACACGGCTTTGCGGGACGGCGAGGCGTTCTTTCAGGTGGTGCGTGGACGGCGCTTCAAGCACGGCATCGCGCTAAACCCGTTCGAGCCTGACCTAATTGACGACGGCAAAAATCTGCGGCTCAAGAACGGCAACCGCGTTCGGATGGGCGTTGAAATTGACCAATACGGGCGTCCTGTCGCGTATCATGTGCGGCAGAGCCACCCCGGCGACACGGAATTTTCGGCGTATTCGCTCGCCAAAGAGCGCCGCGTGCCTGCGGATGACATCATTCACGTGAAATTGGTCCGCCGCGCTGGACAAACACGCGGCGAACCAACGCTTGTGCCTGTAATCACCACGTTCAAAATGATCAACGGCCACCGTGAAGCGGAACTGGTCGCAGCGCGCATTGCAGCCTCAAAAATGGGCTTTTTCACCAGCGAGGAAGGCGATGAGTTTCCCGCCGACGGGGAAGCCGAAGCCGATGCGCCGATCACGAATGTTGAACCGGGAACGCTGTGGCAATTGCCGCCGGGGATGCAGTTTTCAGAATTCAATCCCAGCCACCCCAGCACGGCCTTTGCAGACTTTCAGAAGAACGTCCTGATGTCGGTCGCATCGGGCATGAACGTATCCTACGAAGCCCTTACTGGCGACGTTTCGGGGGTCAGCTATTCAAGCCTGCGCCAAGTTGCAATCAGCGAGCGGGATTATTTCGGGGAAGTGCAGGATTGGTTCAAGGACCAATTCATGCTGCGCGTGTTCGGCATTTGGCTGCAACACGTCATGGATTTCAATTATATCCCGCTGCCGCCTTCGCGCTTCGACAAGTTTTTCAACGCTGCGACGTTCCGCTCGCGCGGCTGGAAGTGGGTTGACCCCGCCAAGGAAGTATCGGCTGCAACCGAGGCCATCCATTCCGGCCTGCTCTCGCTCACCGAAGCAAGCGACCAGATGGGATACGACCTCGACGAAACCTTTGCGCAAATCCAGCGCGAAAAGGAACTTGCGCAGAGCATGGACATCACGCTCGCGTTCGAGCCGTTCGGGGCCAAGCCGGGAAGTAAAGCCGACCAAATGTCGCCAGAGGGTGAAGAACCGGACGGCGGCGATGAGTAAGGGGTTTGCAATTTTGCAGAACTTAGGCATATTCGCCGCAGATTGAGGGATTTCAAATGACCGAAGCCACGCCCGACACGCCTGCAAAGTCCGATGCGACAAAAGTGGTCGTAGCCGGTCGCGCCGATGAACACGTCCACGAGGACGCCGAAGAAATCGTCGAAGTGGTTGAAATCACCGACGAAGAAGCGGCTGAAATCTTTGGCGGGCTGTTTGAGGACGCCGCCGAAGAGGACGACGGCGAGCGCAAGGCCAACGTCGAACTCCGCTCCCGCTCCGGCGCGCAGTCGTTTGCGTTCCGAAAAATCGACGAAGAAGCGCGCACCTGTGAAATTTCATTGTCGTCCGAAGCCGAAGTAGAGCGCTGGTTTGGCCGCGAACTGCTTGTGCATAGTGATAAATCGGTCGATCTAGGCTTCATGCGTTCGGGGGCAGCGCCGCTGCTTTTGGACCATGACCAATCGCGTCAAATCGGCGTGATTGAAACTGCAAGGCTTTCCCCCAAGGACAAGAAGGTGAGGGCAAAGGTCCGCTTCTCACGCAGCGCCCTTGGTCAGGAGGTCTTTCAGGACGTGGTTGACGGCATCCGGTCGTGCATTTCGGTCGGTTATCGCGTCAATCGCATGGAAAAAGACCCGTCGGACGACGAATTGTATCGCGTCACGTCGTGGTCGCCCCTTGAAGCATCTGTGGTTTCCGTCCCCGCCGACACGTCGGTTGGCGTGGGCCGGTCGGCTCCGGCTTCACCCACCATCATTGCAACTGGTTCTCACGAAAAAGGAAATCGAACCATGTCGAACGAAAACAACGCTGGGGTGGTGACGGACAATACCGCGCCCGACCTCGACAAAATCCGCTCCGATGCCGCCAAGGATGCCGCTCGCGCGGCCCGCGAAAGCATCACGAGCATCATGGACCTTGGTGCGCGACACAACAAGCGCGACCTTGCGGAAAAGGCGATTGCCGAAGGCAAGACCGTCGAAGAATTCCGTGGCGAACTGCTCGACACTCTCGGCGGCGCGCCTCTGGAAAACAACGACATCGGCATGTCGAAGAAGGAGCGCAAGCGGTTCTCGCTGATGCGCCTTACCCGCGCTCTTGCAAACCCGACCAACCGGGCGTTTCAGGAGCAGGCTCGCATGGAACTTGAAGCCTCGGAAGCAGCGCAGGAAATGCGCGGCTATTCCGGCCAAGGCGTCACCATTCCGCGCGAAGTGCTGTCCGGCTGGCGCAGCGACGTTGCAGTGCAGAAGCGTGACCTGAACACGTCGGACGACAGCGACATCATTGACGAGGATTTCCGTGGCTCGGAATTCATCGACGTGCTGCGCAACTCCACGTCCGTCATGCAGGCGGGCGCTCGGATGCTCACCGGCCTTGAAGGCAATGTTGCAATCCCGAAGAAAACCGCCGCGTCGAGCGCCGGTTGGATTGCATCGGAAGGTGGCGCGTCGAGCGAGAGCGAGCCGACGTTCGGCCAGGTGACGATGGCCCCCAAGGTCGTCGGCGCTTTCACCGACATCACCCGCCTGATGATGCAGCAGTCGTCGCTGGACATTGAAGCGCTTGTGCGTGACGATCTGGCGCGCGGCATCGCGCTTGCAATTGACCTCGGTGGCCTCGAAGGCTCCGGCGCGGCCGGTCAGCCGACCGGCATCCTGAACACGGGCGGCATCAACACGGTATCCAACTTTGCGGCGGCGGTTCCGACCTTCGCTGAAATGGTGTCGTTTGAAACCGCTCTTGCAGAGGACAACGCTCTCATCGGCAACCTCGCCTACATCACCGACGCTGCGACCTATGGCGGTCTGAAAACGACCTCCAAGGACACCGGCTCCGGTATGTTCGTGCTGGAAGGCGGCGAAGCCAACGGCTATCCGGTGGTCGGCTCGCAGCAGGCCACGGCGGGCAACGTCTACTTCGGCAATTACAGCGACCTTCTCATCGGTATGTGGGACGGCCTTGACATTATCGTGGACCCGTTCACCGCATCGACCAGCGGCACTGTCCGCATTGTCGCGCTGCAAACCGTCGATGTTGCGGTTCGTCACGCTGTCAGCTTCGCAGTCGGTAACGACGGCGTTTAATAGCCTGACACCATAAACCGGGAAGGGGCGGTGGTTTCGTGCCGCCGCCCCTTTTTACAGGAGAAAGCAGATGGCAGAAGCCAAGACCAAGACAACCAAGAAGGCCGATACCGGCCCCAGCTACGAAGTGCTGCGCCCGTTCATGCTCGGCGGGAAGGCAGTTTCCGTTGGCGAAGTGCGCGACGATATTCCGGCTGGCAGCGTTGCAATGCTGTTGCAGCACAAGAAAATCGCCCGCAAGGACGCCAAGGACATGACCACCCGCGACGTTGTGCTTGAGGCCCGACGCGGCCCCGGTCGCCCGCGAAAGAACGCTGACTGATGGCCCGGCCCGCACTCGAAAGCGCCGACGATCTAGGCGACTTTTTCGACGTTCTCGACTTTTCGATTGCGGCCACCATCACGCGCGCCGACGGCGTTATTTTGAACGTCATAGGCGTTTTTGAAGCGCCCGAAGCCTCGCGCAACATCACGGCAATGACCGACGTGATCACGCCTGCGCCCACGTTCCTGTGTCCGTCGGCAGATGCAGAAGGCGTTGCAGAAGGCGATGCCTTTGCAAGCGATGAGGGTAATTACACCGTGCGCGGCGTAATCAAGGATGGAACCGGCATCACGTCGCTAGTGCTTGAGGACACAACCTGATGCCTCACGTCCGGCAAACCATACGAGAGGACGCCGCAACCGCGCTCGCGGCCATTGGCCCCACGGTTTACAAAATGCGCTCCTACGCGCTTGCAGAAGCCGACCTTCCCGCAATCTGTGTGTTCACCAGCAGCGAAAGCAGCAATTTGCACGCAATGGGAACGCGCACGCTGATGCGGCGGCTTGAACTGGTCGTGGAGGCGGTCGTGAAAGAGCCGGAAGCTACCGTAGAGGACACGCTGGACGCGCGCTGCGCTGCAATTGAAGCGATCATGGTCCCTAGCGTGAGCAGCGCGCTCAAGGAAATCTATCTCACCGGAACCGAAATCCAGATCGACACGGATAGCGGGTCCACCATCGGCACGGCGTCGCTCACGTTCATGTGCAATTACATTACACTGGCAAGCGACGCCGAAACGGCCAGATAGGAGGCAACATGAAACCCGTTGAAATGAAAAAGGGCAAAACCGTTGTAATTGCCCCTGCGAGCGCCGTTGAGCGTTTTGAAAAATTGGGATACAAGGCAAAAACCGCCGCGCCAGCGGCAAAGATCAAACCCAAGGCCGAAGGCGAGAAAGCGCCCGAAGCCAAGTCTGATGGAGCGAAATAATGGCGACGCACACTGGCTCGGAAGGCACGGTCCTGCTTTCGACAAACGAAATTGCAGAAATCCGCGATTACAGCATCGAAGAAACCGGTGACACGGTTGAAGATACGTCGATGGGTGACGGCACGCGCACCTTCAAGCACACGCTGCGCTCGTGGACCGCAAGCGTGAATTGCTGGTGGGACGAAGCCGACACCGATGGGCAGCTTACGCTCATCCCCGGCGCGACAGTCACAATCACCGTTCTGCCCGAAGGCAACACGTCGGGCGACGTGTCCTACAGCGGCACTGCAATTGTGACGGGCCGCACGATCACCGCGTCGTTCGATGGCATGGTTGAGGCGTCGTTCACGGCGCAGGGAACCGGCCCGCTGACCGAAAGCACGGTGGTGTAATATGGCAGGCGGGAAATCGCTGAAAGAGCGCATCAAGAGCCACGTCGAAGCGACCGCAGGGGACGACATTGAAAGCGTTTCCGTGCCGGAGTTTGGCGGCGAAAAGGTCTATTTCAACAAGCTGACTGCGGGCGACATTGCGCGCGTGCAAAAGCGCCATGCCGACTTCCTCAATGGACAAGGCGGCATTGGCGTTGAAGCGATGGTTGACCTAATCGTTTTGAAATCGCTCGACGATACCGGCGAAAAGCTGTTCACCGCAGAGGACAAGCCGTTTCTCAAGAAGCGCAGCTATGAAACCCTTGCCATGATCGGCGGCGCGATGATCGGAACCGCAGTCTCGATTGACGAACACGAGGGAAACTGAAAAGCAACTCATTCAGGAGGGAATTGCTCACCCTCGCCCGTGAATTGAAAATCACCATCCCCGAAGCGGAAGCCATGACGCTGGATGAATTCAATGAGTGGGTTGCTTATTTCAAGGTGATTTCAGAGAGGAACAATTCCCGTGGTCAGCAAGGTAAAGTTTAACCTACAGACCGATGTGACGGGGATGGAGGAATTGTCGCGGCTTATCAACCGCGTCGATGCCCTTGAAAAGCGTATGCAGTCCTATGCGGGCCGCACGGTTCCAGCGGCAGCGAAGGCGTCGCAGAAATTTGCAGGCCAATTGCAAGTGCAGTCCAAAGCGGCCAGGCGCGCGCAGCTTGGCGCGCAGCAATTCGGGATGCAGATTAACGACCTTTCAACGTCGATTACCACGGGCGCAAACCCGATGATTGCGATGAACCAGCAGCTAGGCCAGATCGGTTTTGCGCTGGGGCAGATGCAAGGCCCGCTGAAAAAGGTCGGCCTGATCCTTGGCGGTGTATGGGGCGCGGGCATCGGCCTTGCGGGCATGGCGCTCTACAATATGCTGCAAACCACCGAGGATGCAGAGGAAGCGGTCACGCAGCTTGGGCAAAGCTTTGAATTTGCGGCCCTGTCAGCCGACGAGCAGCGCAAGGTCCAAGAACTGCTTATTGAAAGCAATCGACAGATTGAGCGCACAGGATACAGCGCAGCCGAAGCCACCCGCTTTCAGGCAATGGAGGCGGTAAAACTTGCAAAGGCCAACATTGAAGTCTTGAGAACCAGCCTTGAGCGGGCCGAACAAGACCGCAATTTGTCGGGGCCGCGCGGCGCGGCTGCGCTGGCAGGCGCAGAAAGTCTGCCCGGCATTATTGAGGAAGCCGAAGGCAAACTTGGCAAGCTGGAAAATGCCCTTAGTGGAGCGACACTGAAAACGTCTCGCCTGTGGCAGGAAATGTCCGAGGCGCAGCGCGCAAATCAGGAATACACGCAATCGCTTGAGGATTTGGAGTATATGGTCAAGCAGGGCATTGTCCCGCAGGCCGAAGCAATTGCGCTGCAAAAAGACCTTATTGAGAGTCGCGACAGGGCAACCGAAGCCATCGAAAAGGCGACCAAGGCCACAAAGGGCGCGACCCGCGCTGCAAAACAGCTTTCCTCGGCAGAAGCGAACTTGGCTGGCGTGAAAAAGCTGGTTGAAATCCGCGCTGAAATCCTTGTCAACAAATACCGCGCAGGCGCGATCAGCGCGGAAGAATTTATGTCGGCCAATTACGGCCTGTCGGCGTCCTTGCGCAATGCAGAGGAAGCCGCCAAGCCCGCTGCAAAGCAGATGGAAACGATTGCAAAGCGGATTGACCGGGTGAACAAGGAGGCGCGCGCAGCCAAAAAGGCGGTTGAGGAATTCCTTGAAGCAGGCCGCGAACCAATTGAAGGGCCGGTTGAAGAATTTGATCTACCGCAGATGCTTACCGACGAGCGCATCAAGCAGTCGGTCGAAGGTTTCAAGGCAATCCAGCAGGCCGCGCAGAACGTCGGACGTGCCGTGTCTGACAGCTTCGCCCGTATGCTTTCCGGCGCGTCGTCTTGGAAGGATGGGATGCGCGGCATTATCAGAGCCGTGATCGACCAGCTTTGGCAGCTTTACGTCGTGCAGCAAATTGTCGGCTTCATCACCAGCGCAATCGGTGGCCTTGGCCTGCCCTCTCCCGGCGCGTCTCCGATGGGCAGCACAGCAAGCGGCATTGGCGGCTTCCGCGAGCGCGGCGGCCCTGTGCAGGCTGGCACGGCCTATGTGGTGGGCGAAAAGCGGCCCGAACTGTTCATCCCCGGCACAAGCGGCACAATCGTCCCGAACACCGATGCAATGAGCGGTGGCGGCGGGGCCGTGATCAACGTGGATGCACGGGGCGCTACGGACCCCGAAGCCGTGCGTATGCAAGTGGAGCGCGGTATTCTTGAGGCCGCACCGCAGATTATTGCAGCAAGCGAGGCGCGCACGATCCGCACGCTGCGCAGGCCGCGCTTGGCAGGGGGCAGCTTCTAATGGCGACAATCACGTTTCCGTCCAGCCCTAAACCGAGAGGGATGCAATGGAAGCTGCACCAGCCGACACAAATCAACGTGTCGGAGTGGACGGGGCGCAGGCAAGTGCAATCGTCAAATCGCGGGTGGTGGGAGTGCCGCTTCACTCTGCCGCCAATTGTAGGCCGCGACAATTTCAATCCGTGGCGGTCGTTCCTAGCGCAGGCGCGCGGCGGGGCGAACGATTTTCAGGTTCCGATTGATAATGTCGAGCAAGCTGCAAACACGGGGAACACCGCTCGCGTGAACGGCGGCTTCCAAACGGGCCGCTCGCTGACAACAAACGGCTGGCCCGCAAGTCAGACTATTTTGCAGGCTGGACAGTTTGTGACGATTAACGACCAGCTTTTGCAATTGACGGCAGATGTTGCGACAAGCGCGGGCGGAACTGCCACCATTGAGTTTGAACCGCCAATCCGCGTTAGCCCTGCGGACAACGCGGTGATCGAATACCGAAACCCCTATGCGCTGATGTATCTCGTTGAAATCCCGTCCTATGATGCATCCGTCGGGGACGTTTACGGGCTTTCAATGGAATTCCGAGAGGTCGTGTAATGGCGGTTGACAGCACAACCCAAGCGGAACTTGAAGCGCCCGTCCTGCGGTGGCGTATGCTCGCCTATCTGGACTTTTCGGGCGACGTTCTGCGCGCCACCACAAACGTCTATGAGAAAACCATTTCAGGGTCAGGCGACAGCGAATTAGACGGAACCTATTTCTCGCTGCCAAGCGAACTGGTCGATGTCAGCACTGTGCGCCACTCTGAAACTGGCGCTGAAACAGTCACGGTGAGCCTTAGCGGGCTTATCGGCCCCAATAGCGACCTTTTGAACACCATAGGCGACGCGCCAAATTGGCAGGGTCGCGTCGCACGGCTGTGGTTTTTCCTCACCGACGAGGACGAAAACCAAGTCGGTGAAATTATCCCGTATTACACGGGATACATGGACGCCGTTACAATCGGCGGCTCGCCCAGCACGCAAAAGATCACCGTGCAGATTGAAAACTATCTGGCGACAATCAGCGGCGCAGCAAACAAGACCTATTTGATCCAAAGCCTCTACGACGCGGGCGACACTAGCGCGGCAGCAACAATTGCAGCGGCCAACGGCCTTGTCGATGGTGTGATCAGCGGCAGCGCTAACGCGCGCGGCGGTTCCGGCGGCGGCGGCGCGCGCAACGCCAACCCGAACGCACCGAGGCCGAACGCATGGTAGAAAAGCTGACATTAAACCGGGAGGGGGATTGGCAGTCGCGCTTGTCCGAATACATCGGCAGCGTGCGCGACGGCGGTTTGCAATTTCAATACGGCAAGCACGATTGCTGCACGTTTGCAGCCGGAGCCGTCGAAGCTATTACAGGCGTTGATCCAATCCCCGAATTTCGCGGCAAATACCAAACCGAAATCGGATCATTGAAGGCGCTCAAGAAACTGGGCGCAGGAAACCTTGAAGCGACGCTGGACGCCAAGTTTCCGGCGCAGGGCATCGCGCACGCGCAGCGCGGCGATTTAGTGTTTTGCGAGGGAAACCTAGGCGTCGTCATGGGGCGCTGGGCTTGGTTCTTGAGCGACGACAGCCTAGAGAGGATTGCACTGCAAGATTGCAGCCGCGCGTGGAAGGTCGGCTAAATGGGCAAGGTAGTCAAAGCTGTTGTCGGCGTTGGCCTTTTGGTGACAGGCATATTTACTGCCGGACTGACATTGCCGCTTGGCATCGGCCTGATCACGAAAGGGACGCTCATAGCCGTTGGCGCTTCGCTGGTTTTGGGCGCTGCGTCGGAAGCGTTTTTGACGCCCAGTGTGCCGGAAAGCCAACTTAGCCGCCTAAACATTCGGCTGGACGCCAGTGCGCCCCGCAAGGCCGCGTTCGGGACCACAGCCTTTTCGCTTGACCTTCGCTATCACGAAGCGACCGGAACCGATCAAGAGTATATCCACTACATCATCGCGCACGCGGCCCATGCCGTGCAGTCGATTGATGAAATCTGGTTTGAGCAAGACCTGGCGTGGAGCGCGGCGGGTGGCGTCACCAGCAAATACAGCGGGTATCTCCTTGTCACAACGCGCACCGAAGGGGCGGCAGGAAATGAAATTTCAATCTCCGGCAATTGGGGCAGCGGAGAACGGCTGACCGGCTGTGCCTATACCTATATCCGCATCAAGCGCACCGGCAATTCAAAGAAGTCGGAAAGCCCGCTTGTGTCTGGCCTGCCATCGCGCGTGACGGTTATCGGGGAAGGTGCGGCGCTTTACGATCCGCGCCTTGATAGCACGGTGACGGGCGGCAGCGGCGCGCACAGGGCCGACGACCAAACCACTTGGGGCGCAAGCTATTCGCCCGCCGACAGTTACGACAATCCTGCGTTGCAATTGCTCTGGTGGCTGCTTGGCTGGAAAATCAACGGCAAGCTGTCCATCGGCTGCGGCGTGCCGCCTGCGCGCATCGACATGGAAAGTTTCATTGCGGCGGCGAACATCTGCGACGAGAGCGTGACGCTTGCCAGCGGCGGCTCACAGGAGCGATACAGGACCAGCGGCACGGCCAGCGACGGCGACGACCGCATGGACATCATCAACACGTTCCTCGCCTGCATGAACGGCACGTTGCGCGACAATGGCGGGCGGCTCGCGCTTGAAATCCTCAAGAACGACCTTGCTGACTACGTTCTGGATTTTGACGACGACGACATTCTTGGCGAGTTTGATTGGCAACAAACCAAGAGCCTCGCGCAAAGTTACAACGTGGCGCGCGGGCGCTATGTGGACCCGTCCGATAATAGCCTTTACCAGCTTGTCGATTACCCCGAAGTCAGCATCACGTCGCCAGACGGTATTGAGCGCGTGATGAGCCTCGATCTTCCGTTCGTGGAAGACGGGCGGCGCGCGCAGCGCATTGCAAAACAGGTGTTGCAGCGAAACCAGTATCGCGGGGCGTTTGCAGCGACTTTCACGGCAAAGGCGCTGGGCTGCGACGTGGGCGAAATTGTGCGGGTGACGTTCGCTCCGCTCGCGTTCTCGAACAAGCTGTTCCGCATCATTGACAAGGAAATCAGTGCGGACGGGCGCGTGCCGCTTGTCATGGTCGAAGAAAACGCTGCAATCTATGCGTGGGATCAGGAGGATACCGCACCTGTCAGCGCGGCTGCGCCTACAGTTTACGACCCGCTCAACAGCCCGTTTGTCCTTGCAGACGGGGCAAACGAGGACGCGGCGACGGCGGCGCAGGCCGATGCAACGCAAGCCTTGGCAGACGCTGCCACAGCGATCAGTGATGCAGCGGACGCGCAGGCAGCCGTAGATGGCAAGGTAACGACCTTTTATCAGTCTAGCGCGCCAATAGCAGAGGGCGTGGGCGACTTGTGGATCGACACAGATACAGACCGGCTCTATCGCTGGAGCGGTTCGTCTTGGATTGAAATTCAGGATGCCGACATTGCAACGGCGATCAGTGACGCTGCGAACGCACAAACGACCGCCGACGGAAAGATTGTCAGCTTTTTCCAAGCGAGCGCACCGACCGCCGAAGGCGTTGGCGACCTGTGGACCGATACCGACGACGACAACCATCTTTACAGGTGGAGCGGTTCTGCATGGGTAAGTGTGCGGGACGCAGGCATTGCGGCCGCGCTTGCAGATGCGGCTGCGGCGCAATCTACTGCCGACAATAAGATTGAAACCTTCTACCAAGACGCCGAACCGGGCAGCGCAAGCGAAGGCGACATCTGGTTCGATACGGACGACGGCAACCGGCAATACCGCTACACGTCCTCGGCTTGGGTGGAAGTGCAGGACGGCCAGATTGGCACTGCAATTTCAAACGCTGCAACGGCAGGCCGAGGGCGCGCTGCACCGATGGAACGCAAACACAGCCTCTTGGAGTGATGTCCTTGCGGACCTTACAAGCACGGCGCAAATTACGTTTAGCGATCCACCGCCCTTCAATATACAAGCGGACAGCGTGGGCGAAACGACGACCGATCTTTCAAACGTGCAATCGTCCATTGAGGTTTTCAAAGGCGGCGTGAAGCAGACCAGCGGCGTGACGGTTGGCACTATTACAGCTTCGCCGTCCAGCGGCATCACTGCAAGCGCGAGCGTATCGTCGGGGGTTGTGACCGTCACTCTTTCGCAGGCCGATGCTGCGGGAACCGTGAACGTGCCTATTACAATCGACGGCATCACCTATGCACGCAAAGTAACGGTGAACCGCACGCTTGCGCCGCCAAATTCCGGCGGTGAAATGGGATCGACGGGTTTCGTGGATACCAACTGGGTGAACATTTCAACCTCCACAATGGCGACTGTAACGGACATCGGCGCGCGCGTTCAAAGCGATGGCAGCGGCGAAATACGTTTCAGCGGCAGCGCGTCTTACAACGGGTCAAGCGCGGTAGTTATCCGCGCGCAGTATTCGATTGACGAAGTGACATGGACGGATGTGGGCGCAAGCGATGATACAGGCTCGGCCCCGATCACCGTTCCCGGCGAGGAAGAGCCGGGGTTTGTGACTTTGACAGCGACAACCGTGACCGGGTTGGTTATAAACACGAATTACTATGTGCGCCTGCGCGCCCGCCGTTCGAGCGGTAGCGGCGTAGTAAGTTTCAACTCGCCAATCTTTTCGGCGCAGCAGCCGTAGGGAAATGCAATGCCCTTGACGAACAAGAACTTTGCAGACCTGATTACGTTTACGCGCACGGGTGATACTGCAACGCGCGTCAACTCGCTTGGGCAGATCGAAAGCGTTGCAGCCGACACGCCGCGCTTTGATTACGACCCTGTGGCGCTTGAAGCGAAAGGGCTGCTGATTGAAGGGGCGCGGACCAATCTGCTTCTAAATAGCACAATTGACGGGGCGAGCCTTTCAACACAATCCGTAAGCGTTTCAGCCACAGCCCACACTCTTAGCTTCTACGGTTCGGGAACTGTCACGCTTTCGGGCGCGCACTCCGCTGTTCTTGCTGGGGCGGGCGACTATCCTTCACGGGCAACTCTTACGTTTACGCCATCAGCGGGCAGCTTGACCGTAACTGTCTCCGGTGACGTGGAATTTGCACAACTGGAGGAAGGCGCGTTCGCTACGTCCTTCATACCCACAGCCGCCGCCACAGCAACGCGCGCAACGGACAATGCCAGCATCACAGGCACGGCTTTTTCGGATTGGTATAATGCCAGCGAGGGGACAGTTTATGTCGAAGGCTCTTCTGCCTTCGTGGGCGATAGTGGGCTGTTCGCACTTGAAAGTAATTCAAGCAACCAAATGTCTGCTCAATTCACAAGCGGCGGTAGCTTCGAGGTTATAAGGTTGGGCGTTACTCAAGCGCAAATCACCGGCGCTAGTCCGACAGCGGGGGTGGTTAGTAAATTCGCCTGCGCGTTCAAACAAAACGATGTATGTGCAGCTATGGATGGGGTGGCTGGCACGACAGACACCAGCGTTTTAATTCCTACTGTTGACACGCTTCAAATTGGAAATCGACTTGGGGGCGGATATCTTAACGGCCATATCAAAGATATTCGCTTCTACCCGACCCGCCTTTCCAATGCAGAATTGCAGGAATTGACAGCGTGATGCCATGAGGTCGGGCTGTGGCGTTTTGACCAAAGAAGCGTTACAATGGATTGCAAAATGGAAGGAACAACAATGCGTATTTTCGCCCTCATCCTCGCCACGACGGCCCTCCCCGCGTGCGATCCGGCAGACTTTGGCCCTGCACCCCAGCCATCCGAACGGCCTTGCCCCGAAGGCGAGCCTGACTGCGGCCCTGTTGGCCGTTGAAATTGCAACAAGGAGACTAAATCATGGGAACTTTTACAACTGCCGCGCAGACCACGGGCGCAAACGCTGCCCGCGATGCTGCAATCGACGCTATTGTTGACACGCTCGACGGCGGCTCGCTTCGCATCTATTCCGGCACGGTTCCGGCTGATGCAAACGCGGCGCTTGCAGGCTAGCGGCGGCACTGTCGTCTATCAGGGCGACGCGGCAGAAACTCCCGGCGCTGGCGAAGAGCTTATCCTGTCGGACCTGTCGAGCGGTCAGATCGTCGCGGGCGGTTCGGTATCGGTGTCGTCGCTGACCATCACGCAGACCGCAAGCTACGCATGATAGGAGGCTGCAATGCTTTCACGTTTTGCAATTACGCTGCCGCGTGCAGCCGATGCCTTTCTGAACGCAGCCGACGCGCTGCGGTTCATTCGTGACAGCGGTGGCGATCTGACCTGGCGCGCGCTTGAGGACGCGCAGAAAAAGATCGCCATTGCAAAGGCTGCGGGATTTGATGCGTTTGAGGACGCGCAGAAACAGCCTGCCACGGCAGAGCAATTCCTTGCCGACATCGGCGGGCCTGCAACGCTGGCCGAGTTTAATACGCTTCTGGGTCAGTTGAACACGGCGATGAACGCATGGCACACTGGCCTGACACAGTTGATCGCGGTGATGGATGGACCGGAGTTTCTTGCTGTCGCCCAGAGCGGCACGGGCGCAAGCTCGACGTTTCATTTCGAGCGCGTTGGCGGTCTTACGCAGGCGCGCGCTGATGTGCTGCGCAATTCGAGTCAGCTTGCAGACTTGATCGCCGCTTTCGAAGCCGTGGGCGCATAACCCGCTATTGACGGGAGGCCTCATGGCTGACGTTCAATATCTGACGTTCCTGAAAGGCCGTAAGCCATGCCTTCGGCGGTAGTCTCCGCCTCTACCGGCGCGACAGTCACCACCAATGTCAACATTGGTGGCACTGACTACGACATCTATGTTTTCAACGGCAGCGGCTCGATCACGTTTTCGGGTGCTGGCGACGTTGAATATCTCCAAGTTGCAGGCGGCGGTGGCGGCGGTGGTTGCGGCACTTTTCAAAGTGCGGGTGGCGGCGGCGCAGGCGGCGTAGAGCCGAACACCGGCTCTCCCGGCACTTTTGCAGCCACGGCCTCGACTTACACGATCACGGTTGGCGCAGGCGGCGCAGGCGGCGTAGGAGGGTCGTCTGCAACGCCCGGCAGCAATGGCAGCAACAGTTCCATTTCAGGAACCAACGCACCATCGGCTGCGATTGGCGGCGGCGGCGGCGCAACGACTTTCGTCGATGACGGTGTTGGCAAAAACGGCGGTTCGGGCGGCGGTAGTGCTTTCGAAGGTGGGTTTGGCACTCCTGGCGGCACGGGAGTATCGGGACAAGGTAACGCGGGCGAAGCCGACACGGCAGACCCCGGCGGCGGCGGCGGCGGCGCTGGCGAAGTGGGCGGCACGGATGCGGGGTCCGAAGGCGGCGACGGCATAAGCTGCGACATTACCGGCACGGCGCTCGATTACGGCGGTGGCGGTGGCGGTGGCGCCTTCGACACCGTGACGCAACCGAGCAGCCCGGGCGGCACGGGCGGCGGCGGCCAAGGCCGCTACAACACGGCAGGCGAGGATGGTGAGGCCAATACCGGCGGCGGTGGTGGCGGTGGGGCCACGGGCGGCGACGGCGGTTCGGGCGTTGTCATCCTGCGCGTTGAAAGCGCGCCGTCGCCTGTAACTGGCACGGCTTCGGCATCGGCCCCGGCGCTTGCGCTCGCCGCTCCTGTCGCAGCAGTAGCGGCGGCTCTTGCAATTGCAGCAGTCACCGGCACGGCTGCGGCATCTGCCCCGGCTCTTACGCTAGGCCAGCCAACGGCGGCGGCAGAGGCGGCGTATTCCGTCGATCCTGTAACAGGGGCAGGCGCAGCGACAGCCCCGGCTTTGACACTGGGCCAGCCTGTTGCATCCGGCACAGGCTCTTATGCAGTCGATCCCGCAACCGGCACAGCCGCAGCAACGGCTCCTACGTTGACGCTGGGAAGCCCTGTGGCAGATGCGTCGGGAGCTTATGCAATTGATCCCGTCACAGGGACGGCGGCAGCGCAGGCTCCGGCGATTTCGCTAGGGACGGTCGCGGACGGTTCGGGCGCTCTGACAATTGACGATGTAACGGGCGAAGCGAGCGCGGTTGCTCCGAGCCTCACCTTGAGCGCGACGGCAAACGGAACCGGCGCGCTTGCAATTGACGACGTAACGGGGACTGTATCGGCATCTGCCCCGGCGATTGCCCTAGGGGGTCCGGTCGCAGATGGTGCTGGCGCTCACGTTGCACCCGTCACCGGCACGGCTGGAGCTACGGCTCCGGCCCTTACGCTCGGCGCGCCAACGGCGTCGGCAACCGGCGCGTATTCGGTTGACCCTGCAACAGGGACAGGCGCAGCGCAGGCTCCGCCGCTGACCCTTGGCGCACCAACGGCAGAGGGGGCGGGCCAATTCGCCATTTCAGGCGTTTCTGGGGAAGTTAGCGCATCGGCCCCCGCACTGACACTGGGCCAGCCTGTTGCATCCGGCACAGGCTCTTATGCAGTCGATCCCGTAGCAGTCACAGTCGATGCCGCCGCCCC